AACGCGCCGGGTGTTGAATAGAAGAGGACTGTAAGGCGGTTCAACTGAACAGCCACAGAGACAAAAGTCTCCATCCTCTTCCATGTAACGCATCCAGAATCGGTACCACATATCAGAAGTGATCGATAAGGCCAGGCACGCCATAAATAGGCATAGGACGAGCACAGCGCATCCGGAAGTACATATCTAACAAGAACTGCGGTTCGGACGGTACTGCGATAACACGCTCAATCGGCGGGTTTTCTTCGATGAAGGTGCTATCCAGTACGGGAGCTGTTGCAAAGTCCTGCGACAGATGCCAGACATCGAGGGAAGTTGGAACAGAGGAACGGAAAAGGCCCGTGATTTTGGAAGGCTTGTAGCGGTATTCCGCGTACCTTTCTTGGTACCCGAATACCTTGTCGTCATCCGAAGGTACGCCTGTGGCGAAGATTTCCTTTTGAAGAACGGCTTGCTCGCCGATATGCGAAAGCGCCGGCCAGTAAAAGTCGAAACGCGTTGCGCGAGTCCACATGCGATCGACACCTTGTTGGTAGGTGAGATCAGCGCGAACAGAAGCAAGGCCGATGATGATGCAATGCTCGGTGAAACTCGCTGTAAAGCCGTTGTTATGGGACGACACGACGCCCATAGCGGCCAGGTTGCCTTGTGGTGTATTCGCATAAGTTCCAGTGGGTGAAGTTTGAGGAACCGGAGTGACATTGATGGGAACAGAACCGCCTCCGAGAAATTCGGGGCGTTGCAGTCGTGCATCGGGCGAAGTTACGCCGAAATGCGATTTGATAAGTTCGGTATAACGAGTACCACCGCGAGCATCACGCTCGTAGATTTTTTGAATCTGAAATGCCTGGCGGAGTGAATTGATAGTAGCCGCAGTTGCTTCAGTCAAATCAGCATAAAGCTCACTACCAGCGTTATATGCAGAGCCGAGAGCGACGTTAGCTACGTTACCAGTCATGGTGAACGGATTGCCGTTAGATTCGACAGTTACCGGTACACCGGCGGCACCAGCAGCGGCGATTGGTGCTGAAGTGCCTAGAGGAATAGTTACGCCTGGTCCTTTTTGTGGCCAGGGCAGACAGGAAGTGAAATAGTCATGGCGTTTACCGCGACGGCGCAATTGGTAAAGCGTAGAACCAACATCAGGTCCGTCACCAGTATTTACGGTGAGCGAGTCCTGAAGATTTTGGTCGCGAAACCATTCATTCCAGATCAGGTTGTAAGCACGAAATGGTAGTGCAGAGACCTGGATTTGATTAGGGTCAGTGATATTGGTAGGAAGTCCGAAGTAATCGTAAATGGAACCAACGGTAGACACCGTGGCATTTACAGAAGTAGTCGGAATTGTGTAGTCGGTTGAGTCAGTAGGATTGCGCTGCTCACCGTTGAATTTTTGCCAGTTGTCCCATACCAAGCGATAAGGAACGGCAAAGAAGAAAGTATCCAGATACATGTTATCCATGATCGGATGGATGGGCGTAGACAAGCGCCCGAAGATATGAGCATTAAGAGTGAACGTATCTCCCGGCAAAGCTTCGTCAACGAAGATTGGATAAAGAAAGCCGGAATCGATGGTTGTTTTGTGTCCGTGCGAGCGATCAAAGCTCGAACGGGGAATTTCCGCTTTCGGAACACGGGAGAATTGATGAGCCATAACAGAGTTTGTCATGTTTAGTCCTTATAGGTAGATGCGAGTCCAAGTGACTCTGGGGAAGAAAGAAGATCGTGTACACAGGTTTCATCACTCCATTCTCCGAGATAGAATAACGTGTAGTCCTCGGGAGACTGTGCGATGTAAGTCGAAGGGTCATTTACTGCGATTTTGAAAGAGCGTTGAGCAATGCCAAGATTCGGCACGTAGATGGGGTCCATAAAGGCTTTCGCCTTGGAGTCGTAAACTGCGACGATTTCTTTTTTCATGATGTAAGTTCCCGTTTTTGGTCGATTTTTGATTTTGCGACAGTTTCACGAACTGTGAGTCTGTCGGGTTTGTTGTTGCAAATGTATTCACGATTGATTTTGCTTTTGATACGGGTTTTTTTGATTTTGTGAGCGAGCGTTTCCTCCCTTTTCTTAAGTAGTTTGAAATAGTAAGACGGTACGGAATGTTTTTTTCCTTCGACAACAACGAAGTCGGAAGGGAAGTAGTCAGCCTGGTAGCGATCGAACCAGCGTTTGCCGATGGCTGGACGAGTCGACATGTTGAGAAATTCAGGCTGGACTTTGTAGATTTCTCCAGTTTGTGGGTCAATGCGCTGATAGTGTTCATCTGCGATTTCACCGTTAACTTTTTTGAAGATATAGCCAGCGACGTAGCGCGCGGCTTTGTAGGTTACAGCGCCAAACTCGACGTTACCTTGAGGCCAGAGTTTTTCGAGTGTGGGAGAACGATAATATTGAACGTCTTTTTTCTTGCGCCACGGTCTAGCATCCGATGGCCAATAGCCAAAAAGAATGATGTGATAATGCGGACGATGGAATTTTTCCCCGTATTCGCCGCAATAGATGTACGAGACCTTGCCAGGCGCGATTTGTTTGCGTAGTCGTTTAATGAATAGTTGTACATCGCGTTTTCTCAGTGAGCCGCCTTCCGGCAGATTGAAATCATCGTAGGTCAGGGTTGCGCAGATGCTTGCGTCATGTAGCTTTGCTTCGTGCATGCAGCGCGCAGCCCATGCCTGGGTGTAAGAGATACGACAGCCGACGCAACGTCGGCACGGAACCATAACAGGTTGGTCGCCGTATCCCTTTTTTGAGTCGAAGGCAATACCGCCATTGGGTGCACGGTATGCCTCGAAGGGCCTGTAACAGGCCATATCACAAGCGAATTCCGCCCCGCATGGGCGCGGTGCTTACATTGCGCTTGTTGGTTTTACTCGCGGTTTTCGAAAACAGACGTTTCGATACCCCGCTCGGCAACTTGCTTCGTTTCATGGATAACTCCTTGGATGTCGTTGATTAAATGAAGGATTAAATAAACCTTCAGGAAGCAGAGTAGCATGTTTTGCCACCTTTGGTGTCAGTGGGAGTATAGGATAACCAGTAGACCTATACTCCCGATTTCGCCTTCGGCGATTCGTTCGGCTTGGGACTTCGTCCCAAACCGAGCCGATTTACGCTTGAGGATTGGTTTTAAGGGGTTCAGGAGCGATTGTTGTAGGCTCAAGCGTGGGTGGGGCCGTAATAACAGCGGCAGGCCGCGTAAGGCCCATTTCTGCCATTTCTGGCAGGTTTTTGGGGTCATGGACGAAATCGAGGAATTTACCGGGGTCATTCTCGAATTTGGTCCTTACGAGCGACGGTAGTTGCTCGAAGAGGGTTTTTGATTCAGCGACGACCAGCATGGCGTCGTAGAAAGTTTGTCCGTCAACGTCCGCAAATTGCGGAAGTTTAGTTGTTACGTTTGACAGAAGGCCCGTTTGCTGATAGCGGGCCATAATTTTATTGATGTCGGATTCATCCTTGAATTCCTGTTTAGTTTTACCAGGGCCGTCGAAAACGACTTGAACCCTGAGTCGATTGGAGTAGCCATGTCGGAACTGAACAGATGATTGTGATTGAGGAAGTGATTGATTTTCACTGTTTTGTAGAAGAGTCTTGACGTTCGATTTAGTAGTCATGGCACATCCTTATTTGTTATTTGGATAATATTTTTTGTAGCGCGGATCTTTACGCGCGTAGGAATGGAATTCTTCGTTTGTAAGGTTATAACGAATCCGACCATCTGGTGATTGATATGAAGATTTTGCGGAATTGTCGAACATTCCGCGGCGGATGAAATTGTAAACATCACGCCAGTCAGCGTCAGCACCGAGAGATTTAGAAGCCTCCTTGAGTTGTTGGGCACGATTAGTAACGTGTCCTTTGACGGATGAGCTGATGGTATCCAGCTCCATCCTTAGTGGTTCAGGTATCTGATTGTATGCCTTAGAAACGGCACCAGAGATTGCAGCACCTTCCTTGAGAACCTGATTTCCAACACCTTTGGCAAGATCAGCAACAGGTGTATCCGATTTAGGACCGGATGGAAGAAATCGGTCAAGAATTTTAGCCAGAACATCGGCAACCATAGCGAAAGGTTCGCGTTGCCGTGCCTGGGCATCCTGCAATCTGGTAGAGCTCCGCGTTCGCTGCGCATCCAGTGCAGAAGAGACAGCAGGAGTGATTGTGTCCTGAAATTGTGGGACGTTCAGTGACGGCAAAGCCGCACCCGAACGATTAGCAGAGAGAATTGGATTTAAACCGGCAGCGCGAAGGTCCTTTACTTCGCGTTGATGCGCGGTATTTGCCAATTCAATAGCGGTCTGATTAGTAGCAGCCGCTTGTTGGGCGGAAGCGTCATTACGACGTTCACCGCCCAGGAAAGAAAAAGCACCGCCAATTAGCGGTGCGGCGATATCGCCAAGTAATCCAGAAAGAAAGCTCAATTTGTTCTCCATTCTTTTTTGATAAGAGTAAACAACCACCGGCGCAGAACGCGCCGGGTGTTGAATAGAAGAGGACTGTAAGGCGGTTCAACTGAACAGCCACAGAGACAAAAGTCTCCATCCTCTTCCATGTAACGCATCCAGAATCGGTACCACATATCAGAAGTG